CAGGCCGTAACAATTCAGCCCCAGCGGCGCCTTGTCCCCTCTGAGGACATACTGAATCCCGATCAGGTCTTTCCATTCGGTCGGAGTGGCGGCAATTTTATCCGGCAAATACGATTTAGACAAATCCGCCACCTCCTACGTAAGCTGATCCGGGGATACCAGGAAAAGAATTGAATCTCAAAACATTCGTGTGCCGCTCGCAATCCGCCAGCGTGTGATTGCAGGTATCGGGAGCGCCAGCCGTGAACCCGCCCGGCTGCGCATACGTGCCGTCAATCTTTTTAATCCAACAGCCTTTAGCCTTATAGCGATTCCAGCAGAAATCCGTCAGGTATTTCTCCTGCAGGAGAGAAACCATGAAGGGGTTGAAAGTTCCCAGCTCCAGAACAATCGCCTCATCCGTGATTGGCCCGCACTTCAATATCTCTAGATTTTCCTGATAGACAATATCATCCTTCTCGACGGAGTATTGTTTAAACACAATGGTCTGTCCGTCCACGGACCCGGACTGCTTGATATAGCCTCCTAGGATGCCGTCAATATTGGACAGGGTCAACTGGACCGTGCATATTTCTCCTTTACCGTCATCGCGGATCTCGTCCAGCATAACCGGGAAGGGCGCATACGTATGGCCGTCGGCAACGATTTCTTCCTGGTTCGGTGTGTAATAAAGCGTCTGCGTATCCAAAGTGATCTCAAAAAGCGGCACCCAGATGGATGGCTTGTTGAAATTGCGGTGGTCGTTATCCGGGATGATCCTCGCCATTACTCCACCTCCGGTCCGATAGATTCCAGCGTAATCCTGGCGTGGTAGAGATAGCCGTCGCCATACTCGACAGGGTCTTCCGGGATTTCTTCATCGATGATCCGCGCCAGAATCGCTCTTGGAATGACTTGGCCGTCCGGCCGGGGCTCCAGAGATGTCGGCAAAACGTACCAGAAGGTAGACGAACCAACCTCATCGAGCCAGGCGAGGAGCATCTCATATTCAGCAGCAGTCATGGCCGGCCACTCGATAACGATCTTCTTGTTTCGCGCCGGATACCGGTCCCTCTGATGCACATAGCCAGCCGTAGCCTGGAAGTGGACTTTCGGCGAGACAATCGTCGGCTTGTACCCACCCTGGGGGGCTGGTATCAGGTCATATTCGATGTTGTCGTAAACGGCGCTCATGCACCCCTCCCGCCCGTCGCCAGCAGATTCCGAAAATCAAGGCTGCTCTTTGCTTTCTTCGCGACCACGTTGATAATCAACTGCTCATGATCGAACCGGATATCTCTCTGCTCTGTCGTCATCTGCGTGTCGGTCTGGTTGTCAATTTTGATCGTGATATTAGGAATAACATTGCCGCCACTCTTCGCCATGAGCCCCAACGCCTTCATCTGCCCCGGCGTGAACACGCCTTCGCCTCGCTGGAGAACGGCAGGATATTCATCAGGTGCGAATCCGCCGTGATAACGAGGGGCGCCCGCAAAGGCGAGATTGGGAACGATCCGGTAAAACGTCGCTTCATTGTCCGCTCCGCCGCGATGAAATCCTTTTGCGGTAAAATAACTGCCGGTCGTATTGCCGGATATGGTCAGACCAGATCCGGTATATCCCGCCGATGACGAAACCGCCGCGGGCCCGGCGGCTGAGCCGACCAATGTGCCAACGGCGTTCCCCACCAGATTAATCAGGCCGGCCGATGCCATGTTGGCCAGATAATTGGAGATTGCCCTGTTGACGCTGTTGACAAAGGCCGTGATGTAGTCGCCGGCGCTCTTTAGCCTTCCCTGGAAGGCGTCAAAGAAAATATCACTGAAGGCCGACTGCATGGCCGTGGCCGTGGTCTGGGCAACGTCATACATCTGTTGTCCGACGTCGGTCCACTTGTTCAAAAGATCCTTGAAGCCGAGTTTGAACGCCTCCATAGGCGAATTCATCAACTGTTCGCGGACAAGTTCCGCCCGCTTTTTCTGCTCGGCGATGATCTTATCCATCTGAGCGTTCCATGCCTGCTCGTTGCCAGTCTTGGGCATCGCTGCAAGCGATTGGCGCTGCAGGGAGATCAGTTCTTCCGTTAGGCGGATCCGCTCGTTGATTGTATTCCGGTGTGCCGTGCCCTCGGCTTCGATCAAATCCAGGCTGGCCAGACTGTTGTTTATTTCCGCCTCGCGGGCAGCCCGGTCATACTCGGCGGGCTTCACCACCTCGGCCTGGCGGATCCGCTCGTTGTACAAAAGCGTGATGGCTGCCTTTTCCTCGGCGGACTTTTTGACGTCGGCCAACTCCTCAGCGAGCTTTGCTTTCAGCGCGGCGGCTTCCGCCTGGTACCCGGCCCGGATGTTCCCGGTCAGTTGGGTGTATTCCTGCGTCTGGGCGGCGACGAAGGAACGGATGCCGGCCAAAGACCCGGAATTTTCCTGGGCGAGGGCAATTCCTCGTTTCTCCTGCGCCTGCCGGCGCATAGTCTCCACCTGGGCGTTCACTCCCGCCTGGGCCGTGAGCATGTTCCGCAGATCAGCCTGAAGCGCCGGATCAACAGCCGTAATAGGGTCATTGGCGTCCCGTTTGGCGTTCTTTTTTGCGGCATCGCTCTGAGCTTTGGCGATCTTCTCCCGCAGCTCCCGGACGGCCTTGTCCATGTCCGTCTTATATTTTTCGATGGCCGCCATGTCCTTCCGATAGACGTCCTCGATGTCGATCAGTTTGGCCTCGTGGGACGTCGCGGTCATCTTTCTGATTTCCGATGCAAACTCAACAACTTTGTCCTTTGCGGATTTCAGAATATCGCCCATCCGGTCCAGGGTGGAATTCACGGCGCTGTGAGCCAGGTTATAATCCACGGCAGCGTCCTTACCCTTACGGCTTCCGGCAGTAAGCTCTTCCGTGCTCTTCGTGGCACTGTCCGTGGCGTTTTTGATTTTGTTTCTGGCGTCGGCTCCCCGGAAGATCTCATCGCGGATCGATTCTTGGAGGTTTAACTCCTGCTTGAGTTTGCCCTCAGCCGCTGTCTGGTTCTTGATGAAGTCCTGGTAGATGGCGCTTTGAGACGATCTAGCGGAATCGGCCTTTTTCCGGTAATCCTCCGTTAGGCCGAAGAACTGCGCCATTTTTGGGAAAGAGTCCTGAATGGTGGCAATGAATTCGTAAAAAAGGATTTTTCCGGCCTCTTTGACCTGCCCCCAGACCGATTGCGCCGTGGCCCCGATCATATCCCAGGTATAAACGGCATACGCACCGAACTTGGCGATGGAGGCGTATCCTGCCTGCATGGCCTCTCCGATGGTCAGCCCCAGAATCTCCATCTGAGCGATCTGCTTGCCGATTTGCCAGCCGATCAAAGCAGTGCCGATACCGGCTACGGCGACACCGGCCAGCGCCGCATAGGCGGAGAACGTGCTGAATCCGACAACGGCACTGGCGACGAACGCCTCCAGACTGCCGATGAGCGCGCCAAATAAGCCGGTAAAATAGGCTACGTTGGCAGCGACCAGCGATGCCAGCCATGTCACCAATCCACCAATAGCCTTGATGGCCACTCCGACGGCCATAATCTTTACAGCCAGACCGCCGAAACCGGCAAGGAGATCCACGATGACGGGATGATTTTTCGTAAAATCACTGATCTCCTTGCTCATACCCCTGATTCCGTCGATGATGGAGAAAACCTTCTCATCCATCTTCTGAAGTGAGACGATCAAGTTTTCGTTCCATTTGATCTCACCGGTTTCCTTGTTGAACGTGACGATGGAATCGGTGACATCCTTGATGATGCTCTTTGTTTTTTGAAAGCCGATTGCCATGCCCTGTCCAAGCGCTTGTGTGGCGGCATCCTTCAGGTTGGACAACTGCACGGATAAGTTCTTGGATGCCTCCGCCGCGCCCACGGTGGCCCCTTCCAGGGCCTTCATGACGGCAGGGTAAAGCTTCCCTTCGGCGTTCAGTTGGCGAATCTTCTCGTTGGTCAGCCCGGCCGCCTCCATGAGCGGCTGCAGCATGGTCGTCCTCGGCGTCATATTGCCGCTGAGGATGCTGCGCACCTCTTCACCCAGCATATCCAGCGGCACGCGCATGGATGTGGCAGCCTGGACGATGGCCGTGGAGAAGTTCACGACCATTTTTTCATCAAATCCAGCCTTCAGGGCCGGAACGTAAGCCTGGGTATATGCCTTCGTCAGTTGCTCGTAGGTTGCGGCTGTTTCCAGCCCGGCGATGCGCAGCCGGTTCTGTGTTTCGGCACTCAGAGCAAGAGCAGCAGCGAAGGCCCGCTGCCCGGTGACAATATCACCGGTCTTATCCCGAAATTCTCTCATGGAATAAATCAAAGAGCCTAAACCGACGCGGGTTTCCTCCATCGTGGAATTGAAGCCATAACCGGCGCTGACGGCATTCTTGATGACGGCATAACCACCGAACGACAGGAACAGATTGCGAATTGTCCCGGAAAATTCGTTTGCAGTGCTGTTGGTCTCCTGGAGCGTCTGCTTATAGGAACGCGTAGCGCCGTTCACTGTCTGCAAGACGCCGGACGCCAGGTCTTTAGCTGCAATGATGATTTCAAGTTTCGTCATTTGGACTCTTCACCACGATCTGATCGGTATTGCAGGACGAGCAGTCCAGGTTCTTTTTTGCCACCCGGCAGGCCCGGCAAAAAGCCGACTTCGGGTCTTTTTGCCGCCTATTCTCCTGCTTTTCGTTGATCCCCTTCAACACACTCCGTTCAAGGACTCTAAGTTTCCGCAGGATCACCTTGTCAAATTCGATCTCGATGACGCCCGCGATCATGGCGGCGGCGTTGTAATCGAGACCGATCACGCCGTTCGGCCCCACCCGCCATTGCGTCAAGACATTTGTCCATAAATCCCAGGCATCTTCGTTTTCCGTCAATAATGCGGGCGGGGCATTCCGACACCGGTCGCATCGGGACCTATCTACGCATCCGCTGCACCTGGCAGGTCCGCCGCTTTCGTACCACTGCCAGATGTCTTCAAGTTTTTTTCATCGTCTCCCTTGCCGTAGCTCAGGTCAATGATGGCCTTGAATAATTCCAATGCCTTGTCGTTTGGAAGCGCATCGATCTCGCGGAGCTGCTCCGCACCACAGACCATCTCCAGTATTTCGTCGGCTGCATCGTCCGCGTTTTCGATGGACAGGTTGCCGATGTTATAGCCCTTTTTGCGCAGGGACTTGACCTCGCCCCTGGTGAGGGGCCGGATGTTGAATGTTTTTCCGTCGATTTCTTTTTCCATGTAAACCTCGTTTTAAGTTTTAAGTGTTATGTTCTACGTAAAACCTAAAACGTAAAACATAACACTGGGTTTAGAATGTCGCTATCGGACTCAAAAGCACCATTCGCAGGGCCGCGGCATCGGCATCATCGTTGTAGTAGCTTTCGAATGGCAGTTCCACCAGCAGGCCTGTCGGCCCGGAGATGACCGGTGATTGAGGTTTGAAAATGACCTCATCGAAATAGAAGCTCATCTTCTCATTTCCGGCGGAAGCACCCGTGCCCGCGCCCTTCGTAAAATGCAACTCCAGTACCGTCTCGGTATGATTGATGGCCAGGGAATAAAGGGTATCGTCATCGAAGAGGACCTTGACCGTACCGGTCACCTTTGCCCTCCCTTCCGGGAGGCTGTTGCGATGGCCCGTGCCGTCGATGACGTAGGTGTTTCCGTCGAGGGCGTTGTCCAGGGTGAAATCCATCTCAGTAACCGCCCCCAGGGACGATCCGCCCTGTTTGATTGACCCGGAAAAACCATCAAACGGTGTATGGCCGTTGTCGGTTGCCGTGGCATCGAAGCTGGCCGCTCCGATGGTCTCTTTCGCTCCCATAATGGAGACGGAGCACTCGATCATCCCATCCGGTTTGACAGACAGCTTGAAGCTGTTCACCCGGCATCCATTGTAAAGGAAGAACTTGTCCGTGGCCAGATCCTTGAACTGCTTCTCGATGCACATCCCGACCGGCAACGTGCCGATCTTGTAGGTGTGCGTATAGGGCGCCGGACCGCCCGCGACGCCGTAGCCGCCTAAAATGTGTTTGAAGAGCTTTCCGTATTGAGGTGAAAGCTCAAAGTTGATGTCGCCGGAGACGTCCACATTGCCCCGGACGGGCGCCTGGGGATTGCGGTTCGAACGAATCGTGTTGGACGACACGAGATTCCTGTTCAGCCGCAGAGATTCGGTTGTGAACGGCAGGACATGGGCATCCGGCGAACCGGGGGTGCTTTTGAACGTCGTCTCGGTGTCGAAAATCAATACGGCATTAGCTCCTGATTGCTGAGTCATGGGTTATTCCTCCTTTTTCGTCTTGTTTTTGCCGAATGCGATCTCCGGCTGTTTTCCCTGGAATTCCTTCAACCTTCCCTTGCGGAGCAGGACTTCCGCCAGGTCGTCGGGAACCTCCTTCGGCACGCCGATTTTGAACTGCCCGGCAATTCCGCAGCCCATGATTTTTGGCCCTTCGTCATAATATAGCTTTCGTGTAACCTTCAGGTTATTCATAGATCCTCCTTTTTTACGGTTCCGGTTCAGGGACCGGCTCGGTTGCAATGACATTCGTCTTCAAACGGTAATTAAGGCCATAGACCAGCAGCCCACCCTCAGCCGTCACCAGATCTTCCCTGACAGGCCAAAGCCATCCGTAAGGGCTGATCTGGTGGCCGATGAGATAGTTTCTAACCGCCTCGATGATCGTGTAGGCTCCGGATGCACCGGCCTCCCTGCTTTTGAGATTTCGAGAGACCAGGACGATGAGGAAGTCCATCTGGTGATCCGCCCGGTTTGTCCCGATGACCTTTTTCTCCTCAAAATCCGCGCCGTGATAGATGACGTTCAGTGCAGGCAGGCGCTGAGGCGACTTGAGAAGATCCTCGATGTCGCCCTGCCAGACGCCGACACTGGCCACGGTGGTGATCTTCTCTAACTGCGTTATAATGGCGTCCTGAATCGTCTCGATCATCAGTAGTTATCCAATGTCCCGGAGCTCCCGTCCGATGTCTTGCCCATAGAGAATATCCGGTCGTCTTTCGTTCGCGTTGCCTGGGGAAGTCCGTCGCTCGGCTCCGCCGGGGCGTCTGCTCCCAGGGAGATCAGGCCCTTTGCTAAATCTCTAAAAAACCGGATTGCGTTGTCATAACGCTTCTGTCGATCCTCCGGCACCTTCAGAGCAGATCGCCTGGAAAACAGGTTATAGATTGCCATGTCCACGGAGAATTTGCGGATGATGACCGGAACAGGGGAAAACGGCATGGTGTAGCGGCCTCCGCAGTAGGAATCTATTTCCGCATCGGCATCGGCAATAGCGCGGACCACGGCGGACGTGTCAACTGAGTTGCTTCCTGTATCATCCGTCAGCTCTATCAGCTCAGCCTGGCTGATCTGTTCTTCAAGGTCTGTCTGCGTGCTGTAAGCCATGTCATTTCCTCTTTATCGTCGTTTGTGAGCTTCCCCGCGCCCCTTCATCCGGGCCGTTCACCCGGAGGGGCGCGGGGCGGGTCCCTCACGCCCGCAAGGTTTAGGTTGTGTAGGTGTCCTTCCACATGTACCCGCATGCCGCCGAGACCTGGATGATATCGGTCTCTTCGGCCACTTCGTACACGTCCTGATGCTCCGCCGCTTCCCTCCACGTGGTGGTTCTCCTGGGAGAACCGTCTTCGTAGGCCGTCCGCGCCTGATACCCGGCGCTAGGAACCTTGAGGCCAGGAGACGCGGGACGGTAGAACAGGAAGCCCATGCCCTTTCCGGCATTGACTTCCCACACGTAGCGGGCCGTGAAATCGGTCCCTCCTTTGGTCTCTTTGGCCGTGGAGTAGATCGCCTCACCAACGAGAATCTCATCCAGGTCGCAAACCGCCGCCAGGATCTCCGAGGTCACGACACCCCGCTGGGTGTATTTGATCTTGTCGATGATCGCGTCGCACTGCTTGAGGGCCTCGTAGGTCGCAAAATCGATGATCAGGGAGTTGGGTGTGACGCCCGTGGCGTTCTGGATCGCCTTGCGGCCCTTAACGATATCGGAGAGGAAGGTGTTCGTGGAGCCCGTGGGGCTCCAGAGACCTTCCGCGTCTTCGCCTCCGGCGCCGTTCGCATCCACCCAGGTTCCGGTGGTGATCAGGGAGGCAATTCGCCGCTCCTTTGAGAGATCGATCTTGTCGGCGCAGAACTCGATGGCATCCTGATCGGGCTTCAGAGGAGGCGCCATCTTCGATTTGGCAAATCGCCGGTCTTCATCGGTGACTTCTTTGGCGAAGGCGTATTCCTTCGTGGCGATGGTCAGCCAATCCATCGGATAGCCGCCGCGGGGGGCGCGCGCTCCGGGACCGCGAATGCCGGCTTCATCGCGGAACCAGGCGCCTTTCTGGTAAACCGCGATCTTGGCCTTCGGATCCACCCCGTCGAGGATGGGGAAGACCCTGCCGCCGATATAGGCCTTGTTTTTAAAGGCCACGGAAACGTTCTGCAAGGGTCCCGTGACAATCAGTTCTTTTACGTTGGGTTGAGGCATGATTTTATTCTCCTTTCATCTTCCGGGGCTGGAAAACCCCGGTTATCTATAGGGCGCGTTTTCCAAAGGCGCCTAATGTAGGGATCGGTCACCGACCGATCCGATTGACGGCGCGGTCGGGGACCGCGCCCTACAACGGATTAATGAACAACTGTACCAAGCGAGTAAATGGTGACTGCTTCGGTTCCGCTCCCGGCATTAGTGACGACGGCCAGGAACCGCTTGCTGTTGTTCTGGGCGATGGTCATGGTGCCGGAGAGGGTCACACCCGCGCCGGCGGTCAGCGTAATGGTTTCCGCCGCATCCGCGGTATTGCGGATGATGAACTCGAAGCTCGACGTGGCGATAGCGCCGGTGAGTGCCCCGACGATCTGGGCCGCCGTGGGCGTCACGTCGGACCGGCCGGCTCCTGCCGGATCCCGGAGGATCAAGCCGCCGACCAACTCCGCGGCCGTATAGGTCCTGGCGCCGGCGGTGTCATCGGTCGTCACGGTGGTGAAACTCTGTACCGAGTCGGAGATGGCCGGGCACATCCCCAAGAGCAGGCAGCTTCCGAGATCATCCTCGGCCTCGGCCGCCTCCACCATGACGGCCCGGGCGTAGGCCAGCGCGGCGGAATTGTCCCGGCCTTTGCCGGCATCCGTCGCCGAGACGTATTCCGGGCCGATAAACGTCCCGATGCCGATGGCGGCGTTGGCCTGCACCTTCGACTGGCCGATGACGCGGACGACCGCCGCTTCCCCGCTTTCCGGGGCATTCTGGAGGATGCCGATGGCCACCTCGGAGGCGCTGTCAGGTCGGCGCACCTTGCCGCTCGAATTGAGCACCACGAATTTGTACTGATCGTCCGACAGGTCTTCCGCCGCCGGGAAGGTCAGATCCAAAATTTTATTTTCTGTTGACATGCTTTATTCTCCTTTCGTTCTGTTGTTCTGTGGTTCGACAAGCTCACCATGCGCGACAAGCTCACCATGCACGACAAGCTCACCACGGGCGACAACACCGGTCGCCATGAGTTTGCCGAATGGTTATCCGCCAAGTTCTTGTTGATATTCCCGCACCAGATCGGGATTTTCCCTCTGTACTTCGGAAAATGCCGATCCGTAGGTCAGGTCTTTGTTATCTTTCATCTTCGACTGGATCAGGGCTTCAACTTTCGCTCCCGCCTGGCCCTGTCCGCCCGTGTCCTTATCCCGCGTCGCAATCTCCTTGAACTCGACCACCTTCGGAAGTTCTGTCTCGAAGAAGGTCTTGAAACGGTCATAGAGGGTGGCCTTGACCGAACCCTGTCCTGAGCCTGTCGAAGGGTCGCCGAATTCGATAACATCCTCCTTTTCCGCGAAGGCCGCCATGAATTCCGGCAGGCCGAATTTGACCATTGCGGGCGTAATCTTCCCTGCTTTGACCATTGACTCGCACCAGGAGGTGATCTCTTGTTTACGGGCAGCCTGGCGCGCCGTGCGCGCACTTTCAGTGAATTCCGCGGACACCTTTTCCCGCTCCGCTTTTGCGGCATCTTCAGCGGCCTTCTTTTTGGCCGCCTCAATATCCGCCTCGGAGAATGTCTTCCCCGTAGGAGAACCGGTCTGCGTCGCAGGCTCAACCCCGGCCATCAGGTCCTTCAACTTCTGAACAAACTCTTTAAAATTCATTTCCTTTTCCTCCTTTTTCTCATTGTAATTCGTGATTTGAGGCGTCAGATCAGACGCATCCCCCTGTATCTCCTGTTTTTCCTTTGCCGCCGCGTCGGTGATCTCCTGGATCTGGTAAGAGCTGATCACCTGGTCCGCCTTGTCCATGCCTTCCTTTTCGATCAGGTAATCGCGCACCTTGCCGAAGAGTCGGGCAATGGATTCCCACGCCCAGACGGTCTGATAATCGGAAAACTCAAACATCAGGGCGTCCGCTTCCGCGAAAGCCACATCGGGAAGTCCTTTGACGGCGGGCGGCATCGCGCCCAGGAAGCCGACATGCCGCAGTGATCCGTCCGGGTAAAACGCCGCACTGCGCTTCTTAAAAAGTCCCTGCTGAACCATTTGAGCAAATTCCGGCTGTACCTGTTTGAACTTGGCCAGAAGAAGATCTCCCTGTTTTTTCAACCCTTCGACCCATCCGAAAGCCGGGCCGTTTTCCTTCGGATGTCCAATGACCACGGGAGGCTCATGCCGGGCCGCATTGAAGGTTGATACTGCCTTGTCGATCAGGGCCGTTCCGTCATGGACGCGCCCCGCGCTGTCCGTCTGGCTTCCGCCCCGAAAGACTGGAATCCAGTCATCGAATCCTTTGAATTTGATCATGTTTCACCTCATCGATAAATAGTTGTTGATAACGCTCTGTATTTCCGTCCAGTCCTCGTTTTGCACCATCAGGAAGGGCCGGGGCGGGATCTTTGACCCAGGGTGGTTCACCGACTTCACCGGATGACGGGCGCCGGGCCAGAAGAGGGCCTTGCCGTTTTTCGCCTTGATGATCCGGGGCGCCGTTTTTCCGCCGAAATGAAGGATGGCGGCGTATTCTTTGTTGGCGCTGACCGTCGCGCTATCCTTCGTGTGCGAAGGAATTAGCGAGCCCAGAAGGCCGCCGCCCGGTCCTTT